CTGCTATATTGAACGGCAGACTCCTAGATGATCACCGCAAAGTCATTGTGGCACAGCGTACCAAGATAAACCAGGAACTTGAAAAAATACCGGTGCGCATTGACGAGGTAACAAAGTCATTGCCTGATATTACCGGGTTAAATGGTTCTGAAATTGAAAGCAATGTTACCAAACTAAAAGCACAATTACAAGAGAAAAATGAAGAAGTTGCGCGTATTCAGAGCGGCGGCGAGGTTGCCGAAAAAATTAAGGCTGTCCGTGAGTTAGAAGCGAAGATTATTGACCTTAAAAACGAACATCAGTCTGAGAATAATGAAAAGGTTTTTGGTAAGAAGTCAGAACTACTTGACTTAAAAGGCAGAATAGGAACGCTTGAGCAGGACGTAAAGCAGAAGCAGCGCATCGTCAGCATCAATGAAATTTATGTTAGGGAAAAGGATGATAGGGCCGCAGAACTTCGGAAGCAATGGCATAATACGAATAATCTTAAATTTGAGCATGATGAACAATGCACTTGCCCAACATGCGGACAAGATTTGCCGGAGGAAAAATTAGCACAGACCAGGAAAAAAGCTTTAGCTAGTTTTAACTTAGACAAGGCGCAAAACCTGGAAAAAATATCTAATCAGGGTAGAGCGCATAAGGCAGAAATTGAAAAACTTAAAGCTGAAAATGCAGTTTTGCAGAATGAAATTAATATTTTGCAAGAGCAGTGCAGTATTCTTCAAGAACAACATACCTCTCTTTTGGCGGAAATCAAGGAAATTAATGAATCAATTTCTGATATTAGCAGTAATACAGAATATGTAAATGCTTTAGCCGTAAAAGGTGATTTACAAAATCAGATTGAGCAGTTAAAGCGCGATAATTCAGAACTACTAGTCGGTGTCAAGAAGGAAATTGCTAGCATTGAAAGCGATATTTCTTTTTGTGCAGAACAGTTGGCACTGCTTGAGCAGTATAAGAAAGGTCAGGACAGAATTTCCGAGTTAAAAGTTCAAGAGAAGAAGTTGGCTGCAGAATTTGAGAAATTAGAGGGCGAACTTTACCTGACCGAGCAGTTTATTAGGTCTAAGGTTGCCTTACTGGAAGAAAGAATTAACAGTAAATTTAAATATGCCAGGTTCAAGCTATTTGAACAGCAAGTCAATGGCGGTGTATCTGAAACTTGCCAAGTTACTTTTAATGGGGTGCCGTTTGAGAGTTTGAATAATGCGGCCAGAATAAATGTCGGACTAGATATTATTAATGCTTCATCCGATCATTACTGTTTTACTGCACCTATTTTTATTGACAACGCTGAGGCGGTGGTAAAGTTAATTAAAACTAAAGCACAGGTTATCCGGTTGGTTGTAGACGGTGAAGTTGAAGAATTAACTATAAGTTGTTCGGAAATTGCTATAGACAACGATTTAATAGCTGTAGATTGTGAGGTTATATAAATGTCTGATGTGGTGATTGTAAGAGTTGAAAGCGAGACTGATAGAAACGACTTTACTCGCGAAAAACTACTAATAAATGGCGAGGAAATATTTTATGTTTATCCTCTTTGTGAATGTCCGGAGGATGCAATTATAGGGCGCGATTTGATTTCATGCAGTGAAATATCTAGTTTCTTGAAGAATTTTTTAAAGGAACATAATGGCAAGAAGGTTAAATTTGAGTACGATGAAGTGGAAGGAGAGGATCTATAAATGGCAGTAAACGCAGTAGCAACAAAACCCGTAGCAAGACTAAAGGCAATAATTAGTAGTAATAGCGTTCAAGAACAATTTAAAAACGCTTTACAAGAAGGTGCTCCGCTGTTTGTTGCTTCACTAATTGACATATATGGAAATGACACATACCTTCAAAAATGCGAACCTCAAGCAGTTGTTATGGAGGCACTAAAGGCTGCTACCCTAAAACTACCTATTAATAAAAACCTTGGGTTTGCCTATATTGTGCCATATGCCGGTTCACCACAAATGCAAATAGGATATAAAGGATATATTCAGTTAGCTATGAGAACATCTCAGTACAGGTTTATTAATGCAGATGTGGTCCTTGAAGGAGAACTCAAGGGACACAACAAGATTACCGGAGAAATTGATTTAACCGGCGAGGCAACTAGCGATAAGATAGTTGGCTACTTTGCTTACATTGAAACAGTTAACGGATTTAAAAAACCACTATACTGGAGCAAGGAGAAAGTTACTGCTCATGCTAAGAGGTATTCAAAATCATATAATTCTAAAACATCGGCGTGGCAAACAAACTTTGACGAAATGGCACTCAAGACCATGCTCAGGAATTTATTAAGTCATTACGGTGTCATGTCGGTTGAAATGGTTAACGCCTTTACCGCTGATGTCGGTGACGAAAGAACATCGGAAGCGCAGGCACAGGACGAGATTAACGCAAATGCCAATAGCGAAACTATAGACGTTGATTTCACTGAGTCAGGAGAACCGGAAAACGGAGAAGCGATCAGTAACGCAAATACTCAAGAAGAACCAGACTTTTAGGATGGAGATCGAAGTATTAGCTAGCGGAAGCACAGGTAACTGCTACTATATTACGGACGGTAGCACACCTATACTTATTGAGTGCGGTATACCTTGGAAAAAAATACAGCAAGGATTAAATTTTAAAACCTCAGAGATAGCTGGTTGCCTTGTCACTCACGAACATTTAGACCACAGCAAGGCAGTTAGAGAAGTTATGAGAGCAGGTATAGACGTTTATGCCTCACAAGGAACTATAGACGCTCTTGGACTGTCTGGACATCGAATTAAGGCAGTTAGGGAGCAGTTTAAGATAGGTTCATGGACGATACTTCCTTTTGGGATAGAACACGATGCCGCTGAACCTCTGGGGTTTTTATTAGCTAGTAAGTGTGGTGAAAAACTTTTATTTGCGACAGATACCTTTTATGTGCGATACAGATTTAACGCACTAACTCACATCATGGTAGAGTGTAACTATGATATTGATGTTCTTATAGCTAACGTAGATGCCGGACTAGTACCGATGGCTTTGAAAAGTAGATTATTAAAAAGTCACTTTAGCTTTGAAAATGTTAAGAAGTTTTTAATGGCTAATGATTTAAGTAAGGTGCAAGAAATTTGGCTAATACATTTATCTCATGGAAATTCGGATGCGGAAAAGATGAAGAGGGAAATCATGGAGTTAACTGGAAAACCAGTTTATATTGCCGGTGATTGATACTATAAATATCAGAGAATGAAATATTGGGAGGTTAGTTAATTGATTAATGTTTGCACTATCGGGGGTCGACTGACGCGAAATTGCGAAAGTAGGTATTCACAGACCGGAACATGTTTTGCTGGTTTTACCCTTGCGGTAGATCGTGACTTTAAGAAAGCGGACGGCACAAAAGAAACGGACTTTATCGACTGTAAATTAATTGGGAAACGCGCCGAGTCGCTAACACAGTATCTCACGAAAGGAAAACCTATTTGCGTTACCGGTCCGCTACAGGTAAGAAATTATGAGGATAACCAGGGAGTTAAGCGTAAAGCATTTGAAATAGTAGTGGACAAGTTATCATTCCTGCCGGATGCAAAGAAGGGGAATAATACACCTTCGGGGCAAGGCGGAGGCAGTCAGGGAGGAAATTTTAGTAGCGAAGTAGACTTCTCTGAGGACGATATCCCGTTCTAGGATATGTAAATTAAGTAAATAATAGGGAGTCGATAGGATGCCAGAACTACGCACAGTTAAATGCGCTTGCGGTTGCGGTAGGGAGTTTGTGCCACGAAACAACCGGCATAAATATTACGACGCTAAGTGTAGGAAAAGCTATAACCAGACGAAACATTTGGGCAGTGGGGTTAGTGTTCGAGGTAATAAGGTTACCGTTAAGGGAGTTAAGGAAGTTTTACTGTTTTCTACGGGACTTTACTAGGCATGCAGAGAAGGAGATGCTTTTGAAGATCGAAATTTGTAATAACTACAGACTTTCAACTGATCCGCTGAGTTTGATCCTAGAGAAAAAGCACATCAAGAGAAACAGTAAGGTTGTCTGGGATAAAGTAGGTTTCTATTCATCTCTTGATGGATTTATAAGGGGTTGCTTGTCGCATGGCATTAAGACTGAGGATTTGGAAGGTGTACAGGAAATCAAGGACTATTTAGATAGTTTAAGTGCTGATATTTTAGAAGGACTTAAGGATACTGAGGTGGGAATGTTATGACACAAAATACAGAGCAAGATAATCAAGAAGTCAAGAGAAAAATAGAAGGCGTTATGTCGGTCGTAGATGGGTTGTTTGTTAAGATGGGACTTTCTCTGAGTGCTGCGCTGGGCGATAACGGAAAGCCAGTCGTTCTTATTGTGGATAGCGAAACAGGGTATAAGCGCGCATTAAGAAAGAAGGTGTAGCATGACAGAAAAACGTGATTTACTGGCTGATTTAGAGATTTGTCGGAGTATTAAGGAACACAAATACAGGGTTATAGTTAAAAATATCGGACCTCCCTTTAGGATAAACGAAATACCAGAAAGATATGTCGAAGAAGCTATCCAAGCATGGCCCGAGACGCTTAACCGGGCGATTGTGGCAGAGGTAGAGGTTGAGAAGCTAAAAAGCACGGTAGTAATTCTGGAATCGCTCAACAAAGGTCTAGATATTGACTGCAATGAGTTAACTACAGAAGTTGAGCGACTTCAAGAGGACAACGCGCTTCTACAAATAATTAATAGCGAACTCGTTACAATAGCCAAGAATTACTTGAATTATATAAGGTCCGTTCCTATTGCGGAAGGTGAGGGCGAGGTTATCAAATGGGTTAGTGAAGTGCTTAAGAGGTGTAGGCGCGATACTGATACAGGCAGATCGTGAGGTGATTACCCTGTTCGTAACCAGAAAAACTGCTGAGTCGATGCTTGCGGCAATGAGGCAAGTTGACTGCCAGTTAAAAGTAGTATTAAAATCCATAGAAAATTTTGAGAGGAGTCTTAAAAATGATACCGTCAAACCCGATAGCAATAACAGAAAACGAGGTAACGCAGTTCCTTCTTGACTTGGGCGTTCAACCGAATCTCTTAGGATACCATTACTTAAAAGATGCTTGCTCTATCGTAGTTAATGCTGATTCTTTTGTTGCCTGGTGTGATTTATATGAGCAGGTTGCGAAGAAAAATAACACTACTGCATCAAGGACGGAGAGAGCGATCCGACACGCTGTTTATAAGGCGTATGAAGATAATTTTGAGTTGATGGGTAAGTTAATTAAACCTTTTGCTGGACGTGAAAAGAAGTCTGTTAGTCTGTTTGTATCCACTGTAGTTGAGATCCTTAAATTGCGTAAATCTGCGTAAAAATTATTGTTTGTTCGCTGAACATGTGTTAGTATGTTCAGAATAATAGAACATGTGATGGGGGTGCAAATGTTTGGATATAGTAAAATTGCGGTTAAAGATAGAGCGAGGCAGAAGGAAGTTATACGAGACTTGCAGGACCGGAACGCCGAAGCAGATTTTAAAAGCGTCTCAGGCGTTGGACAAGTTGTTGAATGAATATGACAGAGTGAGGGGCGTGGCGTGATGAGTAATGTTAATGTCAAGGCAGAAATAAGTGCCGGAGATTTATGGTCGTTACTCGTAGTAATGAGTGACGGTGCGTGTAGTTATTTTGGCAAGGATATTGACGAACTAATGAGTGATTTGACGTTATCTGACTTTATGGACTACGTGAGTAGTTTGCCGTCAAAGCAAATTATCCAACTTAGGGTTACGAAACCTAAGAAAAATAATGCCGGGTAGGTTGCCCGACACTAGCCAGATTCTTCTCTCTTTTTCTCTAACGCATATTTGAGTAGATCGCGCACAGCTTCAGCTCTTGAATTAAAGCGCATTTCAAATTTGTAGTCGTCAATTTTAGCTACAAAATCTTTGTCCAAAACTATATTATAGAGAATTTGCTTATCTCTATCGTAGTGGGCCATAGTAACACCTCCAAACTATATAATACCATGTATAGGTTCTTTAATCAATATAACCATAAGTCATTGATTAAAATCGAAAAATTTGGTATAATTAAAGAGGTTATGGAAGTTAAAGAAATATTGCAATATACATAGTATTTCCGCACCAGCATACACTCCAGCGAATCCAAAACTAGGACAAGCGGGAGGTGAGGCGTTGAAGTACCGTAATATACAATTTGGAAAAAGAAGGCCGAAGCCTAGAGGTAACTAGAAATCGGCCAGTTAATTAAATAAAAACGGTAGCAAATCATAGTTTTTTCTTACATGCTGCGTCACCGCTGGGGGTTAGTACCTAGATTATCGAGATGGGGGTCTCGGTGATCTAGGTTTTATTTTTACCCCGGTGAACGTGCCGGGTTCGGGTGGTTTTAATTATTTACAGTATAATCGAATTTTCAGTCAATTGCCATAGGTGTAAGTTGACAGATTTCAGAGAATCGGGGGATGTAGTTGACAGAAACCAACATTATTGAACGTCACATTATGCAAGTTATGTCTGAGTCGATAATCCCTCCGTTTGGATATGTGGAATATTTAGAGATGAAAACAAATTGGATTACAACAGACTACTACCCATCGGGCGACGACTTACTAAGCATTATTATGATGGGCAATCACTACGGAGCGGTATTAAGGACTACTTATCTTAAAACCGTTCATCGGTGCAAGTATGATGCACGTAACTTTTGGAACGTGGTCATAAAGGTTTTTATCCTTGCTGGGTCTTGGGTTGATAGTTTTAGAGAATTGCTTAAGACCAAAGAAGCGAAGGAGATTATTAGTAAGTTGCAGCACCCTAAATGGGTTGAGGTTGGGCTTTGCGGGTGTGACTGGAAAAAATTAAGGACGATGTGTGAGGAGTTTTGTGAGTGGTACGATAGTTTGCCTGAGGGGGTAGAGGATTGACAGCGCTTTACCGCATAGAGAAAGCACTCCAGCACATGGAATTAACCAATAAGATTAAGAGAAAATAATTTTTCAGGTGATGCTTAGTGACTGACCGTATAAAAAATAATTTCCCATTTTTTCAAGTACCTAATAATATTTTTAAACAGGATTTAAAGACAGTAGAATTAGTAGTTTATCTTTATCTTTGCAGATGTGGCAATAATGGCGGGACTGCATTTCCCAGTTACCAGAATATTGCCGATAGTTGCAAGATAGGAAAAAGGACGGCGATAGATGCAGTAAAGTCGCTACAAGAAAAAAAGTTGCTTATAAAAATAGTCAGACCTAAAGATGATGGAGATAATCAGACTAATATTTATGAGATAGTTGTACCCAGTAAAAATGCAGGTGATGCACTAGCTAGTGCAGGTGATGCACTAGGGGGTAGTGCAGGTGATGCACTAGCTAGTGCAGGTGATGCACCCAATAAAGAACTAACTTATAAAGAACCACTTTCTTATAAAGAACCATTATATATAGTTCCTTACTCTGAAATTATAGATTATCTAAATGAAAAAGCTGGTACTGACTATAAATTTAGTGGTAGAGAAACACGTAAACATATCAAAGCTAGATGCAATGAAGGTTTTAGACTAGATGATTTTAAAAAGGTAATAGACATAAAAGTTGCGGAATGGCAAAACGATCCGCACTGGTCTAAGTTCCTTCGTCCTCAGACATTATTCGGAACTAAATTTGAGGGTTATCTTAATCAGCAATCTACTCCCAAACAAAGTGCTGATGAAAAGTTAAGAAGATTGGAGGAACTATAAGTGACTAGGGATGAAGTAAAAGAGATTTTTAAAGCAATAATCCTGTCCTATCCTTCAATGCCGGAACTCACTTCTGAGAAAATAGACTTATGGCACAGTCTACTAAAAGACATTTCTTTTAGTGATGCTAAAAAGTCAGTTGAGGAGCATATAAAAACAAGTCGCTTTATCCCTACTATTGCCGATATACGTAACGCGGTAAGGGAAAGCAAGTCCAAGTACAGCGACTATAGAAACACCGATACTTACCGGCAATTCCTACAAATTAAGGACGGTGAAGCAAACTGAATCAACCACATAATATGGATGCCGAGCAAGCAGTAATCGGGGCAATGCTTAAGAATAGAATGGTTATCCATGATGTAACCGAGATACTTACTAGAAGCGATTTTTATGAGCATGATCATGGTGTCATATTTCAGGCAATAGTTGATTTGGATAGCGACGGGACAACCCCAGATTTAATAGCAGTGTCGGAGAGTATAAAAAATACCAACCAGGATATCAGTGTTACCTATATAGCAAAATTATACAGCCAAGTGGCGACAACAGCGACTGTTGGACAACACGCTAAGATCGTGCGTGAAAACAGTGTCCTGCGCCAGTTGATTGGCAAACTAACTAGGATCACTAATCAATGTTATGATCGAACTTTTGATAACCTAGATGATTTTATAGGCAATGTAGAGGCAGATATCCTGGAACTAAACAGCGGGAAGCACAGCGAGGGACTTATCCCGATTAAAAATATACTCTTAAGGCACATCGAGGATATGGAGAGCAGAAAACCTGGTTTGACTGGAATTAAGACACCCTGGGATGATTTAAACTACATGACTAATGGTTTGCAGCGTTCAGACTTAATTATACTAGCAGGAAGGCCATCGATGGGTAAGAGTAGCGCGGGAGTGCAGTTATCAACCAGCGTAGCCTTAGATGGTGGAAATGTTGCAATATTTACCATAGAAACAAAAAAGGTAAGAATTGTAGATAAGATGATTATGCAGCAGGCTCGTATTGATGGCCAGCGGATGCGTATTGGTAATCTGACTCAACGTGATTGGGATGCGACTAATAAAATAGCTGCTAAACTACACAAAGCAAGTCTATATATCGATGATAACAGCAGTATTACTGTAGCAGACATTCGTTCACGCTGTCGGAGGTTGAAGCAGGAAGTCGGACTGGACTTGGTGATGATTGATTACCTTGGGTTTATTAATTCTAGCAAAAAATCAGAGAACAGAAACCTTGAGATTGGATACATGACGAGGGGTTTGAAGGGTTTAGCAAAAGAACTTGATGTTCCAGTAGTTCTGTTAGCGCAACTTAACCGCCAGGTAAGCGGAAGGGCAAGCAAAGTACCTATGCTATCAGACTTAAGGGAATCTGGAAATATTGAGCAAGATGCTGATGTGGTGATTTTTATTCACCGAGACGAATATTACAACGCCGATTCTGAGAAAAAAGGAATTGCTGAGTTTATCATAGCAAAGCAGCGAGAAGGTCCGACAGGTATTGTTGAATTAGGATTTATTAAGGAGTATACTTTATTCCTTAATTTGGCAAAGAAAAGTGAGTCAGATGTAGGGTAATCGGAGGAAGGTAATATTTTGACAGAAAAATGGTCGCCAGAGGAAGTAGAAATCTTAATACCACACATCAATTCTTCTGATAACCTGCATATTCAGCAACTTTTAAAAGCGGCAGGTTATGACAGAACGCCGCAGCAAATTGCAAACAAAAAGAAATACATCTCAAGAGATTACAGGTACTCAATTGAAGGCGGCATCCCGTGCAGTGAAGTGTTAACTCCCGTTCAATGCGAAAAGATGCGACATTTCCTGTCATGTCTGGCTACTCAAGGTAGGTTAGCTAAAGAAGCGGGCAAAGTGCCGAACGTGACTGAATTTATGAAACGTTATGCCATTGAGTATGGTCGAGGTGGACAAGTAAGAAGTCGCAATCCCTTGACGGATGATTTAGCAAAGAAGATAACGGCACTACATCGAAAGAAGATGTCAGTTAACGCGATATCGAAAGCGTTGAACGTGTCGTATAACAAGGTTAAGTATCTCGTACAACAGTTACCGATTGCGAAGTAGGGGGCGAGGATATAGAAAATTTAACGATGGGATCATTGTTTGATGGAGTGGCAATGTTTCCACTGGTAGCGCAGAAGAACGGAATTAAGGCAGTATGGGCCAGTGAGATAGAAAAATTCCCGATAGCGGTAAGTAAGCACCATTTCCCGGATATGAAGCATTTAGGAGATATAAAAGATATCTGCTTATGTACTCACATCACTCATTTTAGTGGTACTAAATGTGAATTTTATATAAACACAGCGAGAGATATTTTAGTCAGACCAGTGGATATTATTACCTTTTCATCTCCCTGTCAAGATTTGTCAGTAGCCGGAAAACGAGCAGGTTTGGCAGGGGAGCGTTCGGGATTGTTTAGTAAGGCCATACTGATTATTCAGGAAATGAGGTTTGTAACGAATGGAATGTACCCAAAGTATGCAATCTGGGAAAATGTACCGGGAGCATTTAGTAGCAACAAAGGACAGGATTTTAGAACCGTGCTTAAAGAAATCACAGCGTCCGAAATTCCAATGCCTAAGTCTGGAAAGTGGGCAAACGCCGGAATGGTCAGAGGGGATGGGTATAGTGTTGCTTGGCGAGTCTGTGATGCGCAATACTGGGGAGTCGCCCAGCGTCGTAAAAGAATCTTTCTTGTCGTCGATTTTGGAGGCCAACGTGCCGGAGAAATACTTTTTGAGTGCGAAAGCATGTCAGGGGATTTTGCGGAGAGCGGAGAAGCGAGGGAAGAAATTACCGGAGGTGCTGGAGATAGCGTTGAGAAGTCAGGCGGAATAATACCGTTTGATACAACGCAGATAACGAGTCCACAAAACGGCAATAATCCTAAACCTAACGCCCCTTGCCATCCGCTTTGTGCTACAGCTCATACTCCGGCGACTGCAATACCCATAGCCTTTAACGGCAGACAGGACCCTGTTTATGGTGCAGTAACCGGCGCGATTGATACAGACAGAGCAACGCAGTGCGTATTACATCCCAAAGTAACTGGCACAATTTGTGCCAGTGGAGCAGGAACAAACCGACCAGCAGGGCAGGGAAATGAGACTGATTTGTGTATAGTTTTTACTCAGAATCAACGTGAGGAAGTAAGAGACTTAGGGGGCAAGGTAGGTGCGTTAGCGGCACAACCTGGAATCCACCAGCAGACTTTTGTCGCACACATTGATGCTTATCCCGAACCTGCAAACACGCTTTTAGCTAAGGCGAATATGTCGTATCGAGCAGACGTTGATAATTTAGTTTGTGTAGTAGATGTCCGTAACCTTTACGAAACCGAGGAATTAAGCGGAACGCTACAAAGTAAAAACACAGGCGGTTATTCGTTAAACTATCAAAATCCTGTCAGGGTAGGTTACGCAGTCCGGAGATTGATGCCGATCGAAACGGAAAGATTAATGTCCATGCCGGACGGTTGGACCGACATCCCCGGCGCATCCGACACAGCACGTTATAAAGCAATTGGAAACTCATTAGTCTGCAATATAGCTGAGTGGATATTCAGTCAGATAGTTGTCGCAGAGAAGGAGTTGATCGCATGTCAAAACTACCAAGAAAATTCACAGCAGAAGAAATAAAATACCTTGAGTAAAACGCAGGCAAATCATCGGTGAAAAGTCTTGCTGATGCGATATGTATGAGCGAGACGCATCCAGGAAATCACATGATAAGACTAGGCATACCCAGGGCGAAAAACGGTAGAAAGACCCTTGTAAAACCTCCAGAATTCAAGGGAGAAAGTTCGTATGTGCCGGGCAAGAGGGACATCCGAAGGTGCATATCGGCAGATAGAGAGCAGGAGAAATATTATAGTCCTCTCAGAAGTGCGCTGTTTAGTGTAAGCGCAGACGGTGAAGTTGTGGTAGATAGAATCAGTGAAGTTTTGGGGTGGTAAGTTGGCAGAATATAGAAAGCAGTCATTAATGAGATCGGGAGACATGAGATTTGGCAGAGGCGAAAATGAGGAACCGGCAAACGGTCCCGTAGTCACATACCATTTAACGCCGGAGGAAATTGAGGAAAAATACGGTAAACCGAAAGAGAAAAAGAAAACATACAGAAAAGACTTCACGCGCGAGCAGGTCATGGATGCTATTAAGAGGACCGACATGTTTTATCAAGCGGCGGCGGTGTTAGGGCTAAGGAACGGTGGGTTTATATGTGTATGTAAGCAGCACAAGATAGACTATGAAAAGGCGAAGGAGGAATTCATATTGATAGAAAATCCAACAGAACCAGAAGTCGCAAAAGAAGTAACTCCAGCGGAAAACACAACTTTACAGACAGGCGAAACCAAAGTTGTTATGGAGATCGCCCGCGAAAAGTTACCGAAGGAACTGCTAATCAGGTTTATTCTCGAGAACAGGAAAATTAAGGCCATATCGGATGAATATGAAATCCCTATATGGGCGATACATGAACTAAGAAGGCAGTACACCATAAAAGACTTAAAACCTCTCTCGGAGGGCGAATCAGAACCGGGGAGTATAAAAGTACCTGAAGCGACGACGACGGGTGACGACGGGGCGCAGAGTGGCGATATTTCCGAAGTTGTAAACGACGATGAATCTGCAACGACGGATAACGACGGATTGAAAACGGTTGAGAGTATGCCCATATTAACTCATGCTGCACCAGTTTTTATTGCTCCTGAAGTATTACCGGAAAAACCAGCCATTCAACGTGCGCGGGAGTTTTTCACTAAAGAATCACTTACTAAGTTGGTAGGTAAGGGCATGACAAATGATCAGATTGCCGAAAAGTGCGGATTTACGCGGGGCATCATAAGAAACATTAGGGGTGAGTTGAAGGTAACGAGTCGCGGCATGACTGGTAAGGCAAAGAGAAAAACCGATGTACAACCTAATCCGATTAAGAAAAAGTTAACTCTGGTGCAGGCGCGACAATTAATTGCTGAATTGAAATTAGATGTTGCCTGTATAGAAATAATTTTAGATATACCCGATTTGACGATAGCGGTAAAAAATGTTCTTGTTGATTATAGTAATACGTGGGATGCACAAATCGGGGACATTGAAAAGGCTATGGAGAATGCGACTATTGAACTGTGATGGAGGTGCGACATGAAAAAGCGCAGGACGTTACTGAAAAAGGTTATCTCTGATAGTAAGCAGACACTTGAAATGGCGCAGCAGATGGGAATTGAGAACCGGTTGCTGTGGGCAGAGATACATCGGTTACAGAAGTTGATTGTGGCGCAGAACGGGCAAATTGACGAATGTAAACTGAGTGCCGGTGAAGCGGTGTATAGTTCGGTGGTAGCGAAAAAGAAGGCAAGCGAGGCAATAACATTTTCCATACAGGCATTAGATAAATCTGCCGCTACTAAGGATAACTGCGAGGTAAACAATAAGTTGATTGGTGATTTAGTGCAATCGGACGAGACACTAACTAAACTTACTAAACTTTCCTTGACTGAGATTAGGGAATTGAGGCAAGCGCAGTTTGATGCGAGCAGGGAAAAGAAAAAGATAGGTTGGCTAAGAACTCTAGTTAGCCAGATAACAGCAAAATAAGGCCGATACAGAGGCGAAAATTGCGGGTAGGATAAGTTTTACCTGCTGCCACTGAAATGGCTTATAGAAAAGGGGATATGTAGTATGAAATGCGTGGTATGCGGCGAAACCAAAAACATCACTCCGAATAAAACCTATGGCGGTAATCTTTGCGAAGTGTGCCGCAGGTTGTGGGAGCGAGCAGAGAAAGGAAAATCAGCGGGCAGAGGCGTTAGGATGGTGCCGCTAAGGAGGATTGTGTAAATGGAAAATTTTGAGCAGTTAGGGCAAGAGATTGGCCAGTTAGTTGACAGTAAGAATAAGGGGTACGGCGGTATACAGCGCGTCACCGATGTTATGCTTATACTATACCCGAACGGTATTAGTGTTAAGCAGATGCCGGATGCGCTACTGATTGTTCGTATGTTGGATAAGATTAACAGGATTACCGGGGGAGATAAAAGAGCGTTCGAGGAAAACCCCTATAAGGATCTGGCGGGGTACGGATTATTGGGACATGCTATGTTTGAGCAGGAGAAAGTAGACTCTAAACTAACCGAAAAAATCATAGAAAAATGCTGTAGAAGTTGCAGTAATAAAGATAATGACATTCTTGGTAATATATGGTGTAGTTTTGATAGAGAGAAGCAAAAATTTTGCATAAAAAGTGACTATTGCTTCTGGGAACCCATACCGGAGGTGACTGAATAATGCCAGAACTAAAGCACACAGATAACTTCTGCAAACACTGCGACAATCCGGTAGTAAACGAAGTTTTTGCCGTTGAAGCAGGTGGGGTAATCTACTGCAACCTAAAGTGCGACAAGAGAACTCCGGTTGATGCGTTGCCTCAGAATTCCTGTCAAAACTGCAAGAATGGGAAGTGGAGGGACGAACACGGATACCTGCTGTGGATGTGCTCAAAATACTCCGAATATCGGGCGCACAAGTGCCGGACTGATAGGTTTAAGGAATGGGAGGACAAGGATGCTGAAATTCATAATGTTACCGATGCTCCGCAATGAACTATATAAAACTCCCGTGTCTCAATTTATGCAGATAGCGGAGGAATTCGGGGAGTTATCTGAAAGCATTGGTCAGTTAACTAAGTTGACGGGTAAGCGCAAGGAGATGCCGGAAAATATACTTGAAAAGGTCGCAGAAGAAGCAATGGACGTAGCGCAGGCGGCACTGGGAGTCGTGTTTAGTATCGGAGTTGATATTGAGCAAACACAGAGTAATCATTGGGCAAAGATGACTGATAGGAAATATTTAGACGATGGGGAGGATAATTAACCATGCTAAAACCGACAATCCTAACCTGCTTCGACATACCGGAAGTATGGTATAGGTCACTTTCAGAACTATGCCACGCTCATAGTGGTGGAAGGAATAGAGAGTATCTTGTGCAGCACGGAAGTTTTGAAAAACAGCATCAACGCCGGGAGTTAGACTATTTTATGGCTGTTATTACTAACCCTGGCAATAGGCCGCTAACTCCGATTATACCAGAGGGTATGAGCGTAGCACCTCCAACGGACATGGACAGTATTGAGAAATATTTTACTGGCTATATCATGGGTTCAGAAGTTGCCGAGAATGAGGATTACACCTACGGCGAGCGCATAAAAATTAGCTTGCAGAATGTCATAGAGATTTTTAAAAGAACTCCTGACACTAATCAGGCAATAATTGAAATTGGTGCGCCGCTAGACATTTACTTGACCGATCCGCCTTGTTTAAGGTTGATTGACTGCCGCATTAAAGACGGTAAACTGCATTTCGTAATCTATTTTAGGTCATGGGATATATTTGCCGCACTACCTGAAAATCTAGGTGGATTGCAGTTACTTAAAGAGTATATGGCGGCAGAAATCGGGGTAGATGATGGCGGTATGATAATAAGCAGTAAGGGCGCACACGTCTACGACTATGCTTGGGAGCAGGTTAAGCAGTTAGTTAGATATAAGGACGGTACTCCGAAAGATGAAATTATGCTTCATGGAAGTTCGTTAAATTGGTAATGCAGGAGGTAGATTAAATGATTACATTTGCCAACATTAAACTTCTCGAAAAGGTAGCAGGACATTCTAGGTGTAAGCGTCGTCAAATTGGCGCAGTTACTATAGATAGTAAAAACAAAAGCATCTTAGTTGGTTGGAATACTATGCCTAGAGATGATTACTCTCTTTGCGATAACTGTCCGAGAGAAGGGCAAGAGCATGGTGTATGGACTGGTAATCAGGAATGTCCAGCGATACACGCAGAAGAGGTAATAATTTTAGACGCTGCAAGAATGGGTTGCGCACTAGAAGGACTTACCTTGCTGATAACAGATAAACCATGCAATCGTTGCGCTAGGTTAATTTATGAAGCAGGATTTAAAAAGGTTATCTATATTAGTGAGATCGGAAGCAGTGAGGGTATAGATTATCTCCGCAAGTGCGGCGTTACAGCAGAACAACATAAACCTATGCCCGATGCCATCATCAAGGAAAACCCCGACGAGGGAGTGGTTGAATAATGGGCAGAAGAAATAAGCACGTAAATCATACTAAATTCGGTGCAGGCGGCAAACAGCAAGAATACGCAGAGTTACGCACTGCCTACGAAGCGAACCGATGCAGAATGTGCGGGAAAGTGGTACCTTTTAATGCTAGATTATGTAGCGGGTGTGAGGAATTAATGCAATTAGCGGGCGAGGTGGAAAATTCATGGCAACCAGAAAGGGTAGAAGAACGCCTGGCGTAGCGGAAAGCGAAATATGCCAGGTGTCGGCAGGACAAGCACTTGAGACTATTGAGCGATCCGGAAATCCCGGAGAGTTGACTGAAATATACGCGCTAATAGATGCTCAGAACGTGATTATCAGGCAGTTGCGGCGCGACTTAGAAGTAGAGCGCAAGGCAAGGTTGCATATGACTGACGATATTGCTGGAAAAATAGAGGAAATCTTTAGTAAGTCAGTAACCGAAAATGCGAGAGGTTGCGAAGTCAATAATTTTGCCTCTATGCTGCTAAAAATTTCCGAGAAAATACGCGCTGCTAGTTTGTCCGGTAATAGGACCATCTTGAGCAAAGAAGAACAGCGCGAGTACGAGAAATTTAAGGTTTTAGCGCACTACGCCACGACTCACATTAAAGGGATAACCGACACGCATTATCACGTTGTGTTATCTGTGAGAGATAGTAAAAAGTATATAAACGGTGATGTAGTACAGAATCCGAGAACGAGGAAGGGGACTTGTTAATGCCGTGGACTCATAACGATAAGGAACAGGTTATAACTTGTGTTAGCGAAAATAGAGGGAGTTTGAAGATACCTCTAAACGCTGAATGTGCAGATAAGAACGAACCGTTTAAGTGTCTGCATTGCTGGCGGCAGTGTGAATTCATCGTTTATAATGGCAAGGTTGTCCATATGTTTTTCGCTACTAGAGGTAAGGATGCGGAGGTGCAGACTACATGAGAACGCATAGTCCTAGGATTTGTATCAGATGTGGCAAGGAATATATGCCTACTAGTGGACCTCAGAAGTTTTGCCTTAATTGCAAACCTCCACAGTGCGAGGGATGTGAAAGGATTGAATTAGAGGTGGCAAGGGCAGTTCAGGCAGAGCGGAAGCGTATTGCGGAGTTGTTAGCTGAAAGCACAGATTGTCCGCTATATATGGCAAAGATTAACTGCGATTCTTTTGTCGATTGTGCAGAGTGTATACTTAACCATATCTCTAATTGCGCGGAGGTGCAGGATGGAAAAGGACAGTAACGACATGTCAGAGGTGCTTATAGCGGTGTGCGAGTTGGTGAGGCGTAAGGAACGCGAAGCAGTGCAGGCAGAGCGTAAGCGAATAATCAGTAAACTGGTTAGTGTTAACAGTTGCCCGTTTAATGAGATAGATGAAATAACTTGCGAACTATCTAACGGTTGCGCTGACTGTATTGGAAAATTCCTTGAGACTGACTAGCGCAGACATAAAGCGACTAGGGATCGTTATCGACGGTGACAGGGCGCACATAGAACGCAAACACAAACCAAAACCTGTCACCGTCAAAGTCCCTGTTGTGCAGTGGGACGCGAAAATTATACCGGGTGGCGTGTGGATACAGATACCATTCCCGCCGCCGAGTTTGAATGTTTGGAAAAACTGGCATTGGTCGAAGCAAGCAGAATTTAAAACGGAACTTGCTGAGGCGATCAGGTTGCTTGCGATAGAGCGAAGGTTGTCGCAATTTCACCAGGCAAGGATTGAGATAACTCACTATTTTAAAACTAAGCGTCGCCGGGATACAGACAACTATTGTCAAAAGTTTATCGGCGATGCTCTGGTTAGGGCTGGAATCTTGAATGACGATAACACGGAATTAGTTGAGGTGCCGGAACCTGTTTTAAAAGTTGACAAGGAAAGACCGAGGACTGAGATTTTTGTATATGAAAAATGATGCTAAGGAACGTCAACTAACCGATGAGTTTATCGCGTTTTGCGAGACTCATCGGGATAAGTTGGCTGAAATGAAGGATAATAGTTCACGCATGAACTTTATGCAGGAAAAGTTACCGCATGTACCGCAGTATCTGATTCTAAGGAAGGTTAGGAAATATTTAAAGTAGGGTGATTACATGGAAATAAAACCCGGTGACTCCGTAGAAGTAATCCGAATCTCAAAAGGTTCGCGTAAATCTAAGGCTAAATTCAAACTAGGCGACATCGGCGAGGTTAGGAATATCTACCGGAGGAATATGGTTTACGTCTGGTTTGATGTTGGTATATGTGGGGCAATTAGTTCTAGGAATTTAGAAGTAGTGCAGAGGTGATAGATAAATGCCACCTAAAATAAGATCTGACATAATACTGAGGCAGTTGCAAAAGCGACACCTCGAACGAAAACTACCCGACGTATTTTTTGCCGAGGTGAAGAACGGTCCGACATGGACTAATAGTAATCTGTTGATACTTGACGCGGTTGCAATTAAAAAGTCATGGTCAAATCCCTGTATTATTGGTTACGAGGTGAAGGTGTCTCGTGGAGATTTTGTCAGGGACGAGAAATGGCACGGATACCTTAAATACTGCCACCAGTTCAACTTTGTATGCCCTGT